GTTATGGGATTTGCAGATATGCTTACACAACTTAGAGTTGCTTATGATTCTGATGAGGGTAGGAAAATAGGATCCGATATAATGAGATTTATGCAAACTCATGCAGACGAAACCTCTAAGGAATTAGCAGTAGAACGGGGAGAATTCCCCGCATGGGATAATAGTGACTATGGGGAAGACGAAAGATATAGAAATACTTGCCGTTTAACTGTAGCCCCTACGGGTACTATCTCTATGTTAGCAGATACTTCTAGTGGTATTGAACCTCTTTTTTCATTGGCGTATAGAAAAATGAATATCTTAGAGGGACAGACTTTGTATTATGTAAACAAATACTTTGAACAAGATGCTAAGGAAATGGGTTTCTATTCAGAGGAACTTATGGAATATTTATCTGACGGAGGTTCTCTTAAGGATAGATCTGAAGTACCTGATGAAATTAAAGATATTTACATTACAGCACCTGAAATTTCACCTGAATCACATGTTGGAATGCAAGCTGCTTTTCAGGAATATTGTGACTCAGGAATTTCAAAGACGATAAATTTCGCAAATGATGCTACAATAGAAGATGTACATACAGCTTACATAAATGCTTGGAAGACTGGATGTAAGGGGATTACAGTATATAGAGCTGGAAGTAGAGAAAAGGAAGTGCTAGTGACAGCACATAATAATGATACAATAAAAGAAGAACAATCAGACTTTTTTGAAGAGATTGATGCTCCTATTAGTGAGGAATATTACTTTGCTGAATGTTGTGATCAACCTCAAATAGTAATGGAGTCTGGTTGTAAGTCTTGTAAATCATGTGGATGGAGTGCATGTCACATAGCATAATTCACAATTTTATAAAAAAATAGTATAATAATAGTAGGAGAAAAGAGAATGCCTATAGGAAATATGTTAAGAGATAGACAAGAGCAGTATGTCGCCCAAAAAGACAATGCTGGAACTTGGAGAATACTCGATACTTGGCACGAAGATTTAACTAAATTAGGTCCTGAAGATGAGATAGATGACTCAAGTGATGCGGTTACTATCATATCAGAAGGGGGATTTCTAGCTTTAGTTAGAGAAGCAACTAGATTAGGAGTATTACAAAATGCTGCTATGATGGAAAATGAAGCTTTAGCTGATCAAGTATTAGATTTAAAAGAAGAAAACGATAGACTAAAAATACAAATTGAAACTACTCCTGCAGTCGAAGTTACACACGAAGAAAAAGCAGGGTTAAAACAACATGCGATAGACACAATAGCAAAGATAGTAGCTATAGATAGTGTTGAAGTAACTAAGGAATAAGTATGAAAATAGGAGATTATCTTCCAGAAGTTCCTGAAATGGCAAAACAAATGGGTCAACTCGGCTCTCAAATGGAGATATTTAATGACTTAATATTAAATAAATCTGCTGGGGATACAGGTAGTGGACCTACGTTTGGTGTTGATTACATAGTAAATACTTATGTAAGAAATCAACTTGCATATAGAAAACAATTAATTCAAGATTTACAAACCGTAGCGTATACTGCTGAAGAATTAAGAGCTCCTATTTTACACATAACAGGTGAGGTATTTAGACGAGGTATAAAATTTGAGCCTTTAGTAGAAAACCCAGATGAGTCTCAACTAGATCGTATAAAAGAATTTTTAGATGATTGTAACGTATTTGATCAGGGTCTAGAAGAAGTATTAAGACAGTTCCATTGGGATTTAAATACTGTAGATGATGCTTTCTTATATTTTTCTAAAGAATATTATGATGCAGGAGATAATAAACTACGATCTAGAGTAACTGAAATTAGAAGAATCAATCCTGCCCTTATAGAATTTGATTTAGATGAGACAGGATTACCTAAAAACTCCCATTTCTTCTGCCCTATACATAGAGAGCAGATAAAAGAATCTCCAGATACATGTCCAACAGACGATTGTGAACAAAAAATGCAGCCTGCAATGTATAGGTATCTATATAGAACAGAAGTACATTACTTTTTAGATAGTGAAATTGTACATCTATCTAAGTTCAATCCAACTGAAACTTATGGTTGGTCTCCTATTTTAACAATATTTGAAAAAGCTCTTACTTTAATTGGTATGGATAGAAACTTGTATAGGTATTTCTTTGAAAGAAAAATGCCTGCATCTATGGTTATGGTAACTACAGATGATCCTGAAAGTTTAAAGAGAGAAAGGGAAGCACTTGCAGCTAAGACAAGGCAAGACCCTAACTATATACCAATGATTGCTGTATCTTCTAGGACAAATAGAGGTAGGGTAGATATGGTAAGACTATTCCATACATTACAAGAGATGGATTATTTACCAGTACGAGCTGAAATTAGGGAAAGAGTGTCTGCTATATGGGGAGTTTCTCCAATGTGGCAGGGGGCTCCAGATAATTTTGGAGGGCTTTCACAACAAACAGCTCAATTAACCGTAATGGGTAGAGTTGTTGAAAGAGATCAGCGACAAATCATGGAGAAAATATTTCCAGCTATACTAAGTAATTTTGGTATAACAGATTGGAAACTAGTATTACCTAATCCTGAAGAAAAGGCAGAAGCAACTAGAATTGCTCAATCCCAACAAAGAGCCGCAATTGCTCAACAAATGTTGACTATGGGCTTTGATGTACAACTTAAAGGTAATAAAATAGGAATTGACGAGCTAGACTTTATAGTTACGGGAGAAGCTGTACCAACTGCTAAATTAGCAGGTGAGCAACAAGCTCTCGCATTAGAGCAAGCTGAACAACAAGCTGCTATGCAGGAAGCTATGATGGAACAACAACAAGAAGGGGGTGGAGAAGAACCTCCTCCTGAAGAAGGCTCTCAAGAGATTCCTGTTGAAAATGCAGTAACAGATACTCCCAGAGGATTTGAGAATATAGAATCTAAAAATATTAAAAATCCTAATTTAAGGAAAGCAACTACAACATCTACATGGATAGACAGTTTGGCTAATCAGGGATATGACTATCCTATTATTAAACAAGTCTCTCCAGATGGTCAACACGTTTGGTTTACTAATAATGGGCAAGAATATGTAGGTAATTTATCAGGAACAGGTGTAGATAGAATAGAAAAAGCATACTTTGGAAATCCAGTATCCTCTGAGGTAGGAGGTAAGAAACCACTTAGTGATGCTTATACAGCAGAGACAGGAGATGGGACATCAAAGCCAAAAGCAGTAGATGTGTCTGAAGATGAGGATGATTAATGGCTAAGAAATTTAAGGCTAAAGATTCTAAATATTCTAAAATACCTACTTCCGCAAACCCTAAGTCCCCTAATGAACCCGGAGAATATCAAGATCATTCTTATAGTAATAGAGAATTAAGACCTGACGGTTCTACAGTTTACTATTATGATAATGGAGTAAAAGCTATCCACCACCCTAAAAAAACAGGGTCTACATATCATAGAAGAGCTGCTGACCACCATTCAAAACAATCTAATAAAGCTACCGACTCTAAAAAAACTGCAGAAGCTCTATCACATTTGAAAGCTAGAATGGGACATTTATTAGCTGCAAAGGAAAAAGAAGAGGGTAAATCCAAAGTAGAAAAACTCTATAAAGATTTTGGAGGAGCTGACTCAGGGGCTGGAGATGTTGTAGCAGTAGCATCTGATCCCGGAATATTTACTGAAACTTATAGTGGTACTGATAAAAAGAAGAGTAAGAAAAACAAAAAAGATGAGGTAGAAGAAAATAAAAAGAATAAGAAGAAAGCTAGTGGTCCAGACAAATTAGATAAATGGTTAAAAGATACAGAAGAAAAAAGTTTAGAGTTATTTTCATTTAAAAAGACAGATAAGAAGAAATTCCCTTTAGGTAGGACAGGAGGATTAACTCCTGACAATAGTATAAAAACTCCATTAGAAGAAAGAGATATGGAAGAATGGATGGAAGCTAGGCAAAAAAATGCAGAGGATAGAGCGTGGGGATTAAAATTATCTAAAACTAGACAACTAGGCTCTTATGTAGCAGACTTAATTAATGGTGTACATAAAGAGTTGAGTAAGGAAGATGTAAATCGTACATCTGAACGTCCAAGTCCCGAAGAAGAACTTGCACTATTACAAGATGCTCAAGAAAATCTTGATAGGAAATTAGGATATGTACCTCCTGATTTAGGATCTGATAATGAAGATATGGAAAAAATGGAAACAGGTTGGTCAAAAAACAAAAAAGATGGTAAACTAACTAATATGCCCTTTTTAGGGATGTATAAAAAATCAGTAGAAGGTAGGAGGGAGAACCCCCCACCACAAGTAGAAAAGCAATATGGAGCTAAGAGAAGCCCCAGTCCAGATAAGAATGGGTATATAAATCCACCAAATAGGAAAATGCCTGATCCGGATGCTTAATAAATAATAGTATAGGAGATATAATGACAACATTCGTCATACCAGAAGAGGCAAAAGAAGAGATAGTAAAGAGAAAGATGGCAGGAGCAACATGGAGTGCCTTAGCCCGATGGGTTAAAGATAGATGGGGTATAGAAGTACACAGAACTACATTACAGAAGTGGTACGATAGAGAAGCTGACTTCCTAGATGAAGAGCAATCTTGTGACATGGATGAGATGGAAGCGGACTTTACACCTGAAGCACATGTAAAATTAGCTAGAAAAATAGAGACCTATAAAGGCGAGGCTAGATATTGGAAGAAAGTTGCAGAAGCATCTATCAAAAAAGAAGCTAAAGAAGATCTTCTTATAGATTCAATCAAGAAATTTACCCCCTCTTATAAAGAAGTTAAAAAATATAAACACCGAAAACCCTCTGGACAAATAAAAGGTAATAGTGTTCAATCTATGATTGCTCCACTTACTGATACTCACGTTGGAGATAATGTAGAGTCTGATCAGATGATGGGTTTAAATGCTTATAATATAGATATATTTAATAGAAGACTATTCGGATGGGCTAATCAAGTAATTACTCTTGCAGAACTTAGACGTAATTCCGCTGAGGTAGGAGAGCTTATTATTCCTATGTTAGGAGATATGATTAGTGGGGACATCCATGAAGAGTTAGCAAGAACTAATAATGACCATTGTATGGGACAGATGATTAGAGGAGCTAACCTTATTTCTCAAGCTTTAATGTTATTAGCTCCACACTTTGATAAAGTGCGTGTGCCCTGTGTAGTTGGTAATCATGGTCGTATGACTAGGAAACCCCCTATGAAGGATAAGTACATGGATTGGGATTACATGTTGTATCAATGGATATCTGTATTCTGTGCAGATCAGAAGAACATAGAATTCCATATACCTAAATCATTCATGACTACAGTCAATGTATGTAATAGAGATATCTTATTAGCACATGGAGATTTCATTAGTGGTGGTGGAAGTGGAACTGCAATCAACAGAGGAGTTAGTAACATGCGAAATGTTATGGCATTCCAAAAGGGATTGAAAGATGAAGTTATACAGCTTCAGGATAATACTCTTGAGGGAGTACCTGAAAGATTTGAAACTGCATTAATTGGACACTTCCATAGAATTGATGAGATCGATATAGGAACTGGAGCAGTACATATCTGTGGTTGCATGAAAGGTGGAGATGAATTCGCTATGCAACGTGTTCAAG